GAAGTTGCACAAGCGTGGGGAGGATAAGAATGATAATCTTAGATAAGCCTGCTTATAGGCTTGATGAATACAAAGAGATCAGAGAGGCTAATCGCAGGTTTTTCAAGATTGACCCTGAGCACTACATAGACAAGCAGAATGATTGGGAAGACTTATACACAATCTCAATCAGGGGCACTGTGTATGTAATGGATGACTTCTTTAATGGTCTCAGATATATTAGAAAGCACTATGGTCAACCTGTGTCTAAGATGAGTAGCTTTGACCTAATCTTTAAGACTAAGCATGGACTACCTGAGGAGATTGACTACATGTACCGTAGATTCAGTAATGCCTATAAGACTGTTACTGACTACATTTCACAGACATGTTGCTTCTCTCATGTGGTCATTGACGAGCCTGAAAGGATAGAAAGGAGGATTGTTCATTATCCTGTGATTGATAGAACTGTTCCTCTTTGGTTAAGAGAGAAGATTATTTCAATCATTGATAATGGTTATGCAGAATGACTTATAATGTATTAGAGTTCTTTGATAGCCAGCTTAAGAAAGTACACAAGTTTGCTACTTATGAAGAGGCTGAAAAGTTCCATGAAGAGATGCATAAAAAGACTAAAAGCACCTACTTCATTCGCTATAAGATGGATTTAAACAATGTATTCTAGGAGGAATAATGGTAAACAAAAGTAGCTCAGTAGGAATTACTGAGGATATTATCACAAACATCATGCACTTGGGAGCTAGTGAGTACCACTTAGAGATCCTTATTCGTAAATATGAGGATCAGATTAAGTTTTGGTATAACCTAGACAATCCTGAGTTTCAAACTGAGGAAGATAAAGTAGCTATCTATGACACAAAAGACAAGGTGTATCAAATTACACAGCTTCTTCAGACTACTACTGAACAGCGTAGAAAAGCTATGGAATTGCTTAAGTCACAGGCTAATGAGGAAGGAAACCCTGACATGTGGTGTCTCCTTAAACACGTCCTTGTGGCAACTATTACAGCGTTTGAGGCTTGGCAAGTAGACCTAGCCAATGATAAGGTTAAGTTTGCTTTCCTTGAGCAGTCACGTGTAGCAAACCAAGTTTTAGCTATCTTTTTAGGTTATGAAGTTACTCCATGTAGTGCTTGCTTAACAGATCAACTTAAAGAGGATGGGAAATAACTCCCATCCTGTGAGGAAAATTATGAACTACAAAGAAATTATTGAAGATTTTTTAAAAACTAAAAGTAAATCTAAACTTTGCAATGAGCTAGGTATCTCACAGTACTACCTTGATAAAATCCTTCAAGGTGAGGAAGTTCCTGACATGGTAAAAACTAAGATTGTCAACATGGTTACAGAGGAAGATGAGGACACAGAAGTTATCTCAATTTCTAAGACTGAAGAAGACTTCATCCTTGATGCACCTATTGACACTTTCCCTGATAAGGTTAACCGTATCTCCTACCTAAACTATGTTCTAAATAGCACAAAAGCAAACAAAAACCACTATTGGAGACAAGTGCTTACTAAGAATGGTTCTAACACAGAAGAGGAAACTGTGGATCAGTTAGAGCGTATGGTAAACGCTATCCTGAAAGGTAACTGGAAGGTAATTGAAGAGGATGTACCATACATGATTAAGCTTCCTAGTGGTCACTACCTAACAAAAATGATTGATGGATCTACTGGATGGTCTCTTGTGCAAAATGCAAACACTGTTGTAAGTAACAGTGAGGAAGAGTTGCTTAAAAAGTATCCTGAGTATGATGTGTTCATTATTAAAGAACCTCTTAATGTTGTGAGCTTTAAGCCACAAGGTGAACATAGCAAGAAGTTTAAACCTCAGGCTAAAAAGAAAGGTTTTGTAATTCGAGATGCAAGAAAAAATTATTAATTATGCTCTCATCTTTGGTTTCCTATTGTTGACTCTTTGCTGTTATGCCACTGTGACCTCACAGAAGGATCAGATTGAGAGTTTAGAATACAAGGTGGAGAAACTTAAGGGTGAGTTGAAACAGAGTCATGAGGAGCTTAATAGCAAGGTCTATTCGCTTGACATGAGATTCAAAGATATGGTTTATTATTTAGAAAATGGAGTAAGTAGAGGTGGATAATGACAACTTATAGTGTAAGTCGAGTAAAGACATTTTTGGAAAATCCTTGGAAGCATTGGTGTAAATACCTAGCAGGCTACAAGGAAAAGCAAGATCCTGAAGTAACACAGTACATGGATCGAGGAACATACTTCCATAGAGGAATGGAGCTTTTAGCACAAAGTAAAGGTAAAATGACTCAGGAAGAGTTGTATGCTAAGCTACGTGAGATCTATGCAGAATCAGGATTCCTAGAGGAAGCTAAGCTATCAGGAGAGCTTGCTATTGATCGCTACCTTTCAGAAGGTGAGCCTGTAGACTTTGAGAAAATCATTGAAACTGAACATCAAGTCTACTATGACCTACCTAATGGACATGAATTCACAGGTATAATTGATGCTGTTATTCAGAATGATGATGGAACTGTGACCATTGTTGACTATAAGACTCACTCTACAGCTCCCACAGATGATGAATACCGTTACAGCCTTCAAGGTAACTTGTACATGTATGTATATACACAACTAGGCTACAATGTACGTGATATGATATTCGATTGTGTCAATCCTAAGATTAAGATCACAGGGAGAAACTACAAACGTAAGACTATCCGCCTTGTGTATAATGAATACCGTACTAAAGACTTCTTTGACCAGTTTGTACATCTTGTAGACCTAATTGAGTCTGATCCTGAGTTTAAACTTTACATTCCAGGGAAGGGTGGACACAAGCCTGATGCCTATGATTACCTCTATAAAGTGTATATTGGTGAGATGATGGAAGATTTAGATGAATTTATTGAGAAAAATTTTCAAAAAAGGGTTGACAGTCCAACCCAAAAATGATAGAATAACTTTGTTGGGTTATCCAGCAATACACTATAAGGAGGAATCAAATGATTAGGTTCATTTGGGCACAGGATGCTAATGGTTTGATTGGAAGTAAAGGAAAGATACCTTGGTACAATCGAGATGATCTTAACTACTTCAAGAATCAGACAACAGGTGGCATTGTAGTCATGGGAAGCAGGACTTGGTTCTCTCTAGGATGCAAACCACTTAAAAATCGTCATAACATTATCCTGACAAAAGAGGATGACATTAAAGGTTATGACCATGAGGATGTCTACATTGCTCATACACCTCAAGAAGTTATTGAAGTCTATGAGAACTCTAGCCTAGATCTTTGGATCATTGGTGGGGCTATGACTTATAAGACTTTTGAGCCTTGGTGTGAGGAAGCTGTGGTAAGCACAGTGGAAGGTGAGTACACAGGAGATACTTATTATAAGGGTCTATCTGATAAGCTCACTGAGGACAATGTAGTAGTTACAATGAAAGGTGATGGTTTCACAGTGAAACATTATAAGGTGAAATGATGAATAAACCAGATTTAGTTATCCTATTAGTGATATTATGTTCAATGATTTCATTTTATCTTGGATATACTAATGGAGTATGTGATAGAGAAGCTAAAAAAGATAAGATGAAACATAAGAAAATGGAGCTCATTGAAGGGATTGATGGAGTGACATCAGTACAGCTTACTCCTATCCGTTATGTTGAACTTCTCACAAAAGAAGAAGAGTGCAATGAGTTGAAACTAGCTATTAAGAGGTTTGCAGATGAAACTCCTAAGGGAACTTAAAGACCTAGTGTCTCTAATGGGATGTGCTGTAGTGTCAGTAGCTTTACTAGCTATCACACTTAAGCTTATAGCTATTGTATGGAACTTTATTATGTCGTGGTAAAAGATGAAAGAAGATATTATTAACCCTAAGCGTTACACAGGAAACAGGCTAGAGTGCTGGGATTTTTGGATTGTAGCTAAACTCAATCCATTAGTAGCATCTGCTGTTAAGTATGTGTGGCGATATAAAGACAAGAATGGAGTAGAAGATCTTAAGAAGGCTCTTGTGTTCTTAGATAAAATGAAGAATACACCTCAGGAAGCTCTCTACTTTGAAAAAGGTGAGTTCTTTGCATCAGAAGATCTACTTGAAAGTATGAGTGATACTCAGAGATTCATTGTAAACACATCTGTGCAAACAACACATGAAGATTTATATAAGGTAGCTATTAGTGATATGGAGATTGCTATTAACTACTTGATTAAAACAGAATATGGAGATGAAAGTGACTAACGCACAATTATTGATTTTTATCTTACTATTGCTTAATTTTCTCTTGGATCTCTACTACTTCTTCGAGAAGACAAGTAAGAAAACAGTTAAAATTAAGTATAAAGATAATGTAGCACACCTTGTGGATCTCACAAAAGGTGATTGGATTGACCTAGCTTCACCTAAGAGTATTGTTTACAAGAAAGGTGATTTAGTTCAGGTTGACTTTGGAGTAGCTATGGAGTTACCTCCTTACTATGAAGCTCATATTGCACCAAGATCAAGCCTATTTCAAAACACAGGCTTGCTTCTCACAAATGGTGTAGGAGTTATTGATAACTCTTACTGTGGTGATGAAGATTATTGGGGAGCTAAGTTCTATGCTACACGTGATGGACTTATTGAAGAAGGACAGCGCTTGTGTCAATTCAGAATTATTGAAAACCAACCTAATATTCATTTTAAAGAAGTTGACCACTTAGGTAATGAAAACCGTGGTGGTTATGGAAGCACAGGAAAGTAGGAACAAATGCAAGTTAAATGTCTAAAATTTAATACATACTATGATGATGAAGATTACATCAGTGATTGTATTAATGTAGCTCTTGATTACAGAGAAGTTATTGACATTAAAGTGACTTCTTCTGAATACCCTGAAGAGCATGAAATGCTAATCTTTGTGACAATTCTATATAAATAATGGAGAATAACACATGAAATTACAAAAACTAACTAAAATTAAATTACATACCATGACAACATTCTATGGTGAACCTGGATCAGGAAAAACTACATTCATCAACACACTTCCTGGTAGTGTATTGGTAATTGATACTGACCGTGGATTGGCTTCAGTATCTCCTGATGAGCGTTTTGCAGTAGCAGAATGTCACACATGGGATGATGTAGTGGAAGCTATGAACTTTGCTAAAGGCTTTGATAGCATTGCTGTGGATCACTTCACAGGAGTTCAAGAGCTTCTTTACAAGCACCTTATGGAAAAGGCTTCAAGTAAGAAGATGACTCTTCCTATGTATGGTGAAGCATCAACTATCCTCAAAGGACTTATTGACGAACTTGTGGCTATATCTTATGCAGGTAAAAATGTATATGTGATCTGTCAACAAAAATCAGTCAACCTTGAGGATGTTGTTGATGAAAACATCCCAGCATCTATTATCCCTAACTTAATGGAAAGTGTTGGTAAGTACCTTACAGCATCAAGTCGTGTTATTGGACACACTGAGCGAGTACTCAAGTCTAAAGTAGTTAAGGGTGTTAAGAAGTCTAAAGATTTCTACCAAGTACGTTTGTCAGGAAACCCTGCATACAACTTGAAGGTAACTCGTAAACCTGGACTATCAATTCCTGAAACTGTGACTAACCCTACTTGGGAAACAATTGTAGGATACACAGATGGAACAACACAAGCTAAAGAAGCTAAATCAAAAGAAGCTAAAGAAGAATCTAAGGAAACAAAAGGAGAATAACTATGTCAAAACTATCATTTAAAGCAAAAGCACCTGAAGTCCGTGAATTTATTTACACACCAGGACGATATGAAGTACTTGTGGAAGCTGTAGAACAAGGAACTAACCAAAACACAGGAGCACTTTTCTACAAGTTTGTGCTTCGTGGTAACTTTGGTGAAAACCTTACAATGTTTAACTTGTTTGTACGTGACAATACTTATGGACAAGAACAACTCTACAAGATCATTGAAGCTGTAGGTCTTGATCCTAACTCAGATGATATTGACACAGATGATATTGTAGGTAAGTACATGGGAGTTGAGATCAAAGAAGGTGATCCTTACAATGGAAAACGACAATTCAATGTACGTGACATCTTTGCTCTTGATGAAGAGGATGAAGATGGAGCAGAAGAAACCTCATCTTCAGATGATGATGATTGGGCAGATGCAGAATAATTAGTGGTATCCCTAGTGGATACCTTACACAGAGTAGCTAGGATCTCCTTATAGATTACATTTTTTATTTCGATTGCCAGCACTTGTGATTCCCACACTAGCTACTCTCTGTAAGGTATTTACTTTTTGACAAGCCTAGTTAGTACAAAAAGACTTTCCATAGATATTTCTACACCCAAAGTTATTCTCACGATTAATGTTCCTATATATTTTTTGATTTCGCTTCTATTACCCAACTAACTAGGCTTCTTAAAGGAGTAAATATGAATAAACTTGAAGAGTTTAAACTCTATGTGTTAAAGCGTAGAGATGCCTTTGAGCACAAGTACAGAATAGGTAACAAGACTGTAGGAGATCTTTATAGATATGATCTTCCTAACAATCTAAAATACCTTGATGACATGTCTCAAATGTTTATTAGAACACTAAACACAGCTAGAGTTCCCCTTAGGGATAAACTCCTTACTGTGTATGTGTATCGTTACATAGGTCATGAAAAGTATGTCAGAAGATGTACTAATGAGCATGATGTTGTGACTATACACCAGCTTGAAAAGATAGCAACTAAACTTAACTCAGCTAAGGCTAAGCTCTCTCCTAACTACAAGTCTCCTGCTATCCAGGTAATGACTAGAGAGCTTAATAGAGGTGAAAGGTTTCTTGCTTCCTGTGCAGATTTCATTGATAAGCTTCCTGAAGATCTATTCTATGGATGGAAGTGTAGTGAGATCTATAGATACTACAATAAGAAGTGTGATGTGTATGGACTGAGTAAGTTCACAGCTTATAACCTAGCTACTGACCTAGCTTACATTAATGAGCTACACATTGAACTAGACTTTGTAAATGGATGCTCACCTAGCATGAGAAAGATGTACCTTGAAATTGTAGAGAAGGATAGGTTTAATGCACAGGAGTATAAGAAGTTTGCTATTGACTTCATGAAGTGGTATCTAGATCAGCCTTTTGCAGATAGTAAAGAGAGGATCATTACCCCTAATGATGTAGGACACATGCTTGTGGCTTACTATAAGCTCACAAGAGGTATGTGTAAGATTAGATACCCTAAAAAGACTAGGGTTAAAGTTAGTGACTTGGTAATATCAAGGAGTATGTATGAATTTTATAAAGGTGTACCAAGTGAAACTGATTGATGAGCTTGGTAATTGTTACTATGATGAAACTATCTGTGGCTTTAAGAAGAGACAGAAGTTCATTAAGAAATGGTCAGGAGATGATCAGATTACTAGAGTCCAAAAAGGTGATATAACTATTTATATAAAGAACTGTGGAGAGGAGTTATGGTCGTATGAATGTTGATATTGAAAAGGTTAAGTTAGCAGAAGAGCCTAAGTCATCACCAGCTAAGGCATCTGATGAGTATATCAAGCTAGAAAGAGAATTTGACAAGCTTACTGAAGCTATTAAGCTTTCTCACAGTACAAGAGAAAGAAAAGCTATGCGAGCAAGAAAAAAGAAGATCCGTGAACAACAGAACCTTCTTTACTATCAAATGCTTTACTCAGGCTACATTGAGTACACTCAGACTGTGCTAGGGTTATCTACACCACAAGCACTGTATAAGAGACTCAAGAAGCACAAGAAAAAATAAAGAGAGCAATTAAGCTCTCTTTATTTTTTTGGACAATTACAGTCATCCTTAGGAAGTTCTGTAAGTTTAAGACATTCAGGAGTATCTTGTGCATCCATGATAGGAGTGTACTCTAGCTTGAATTGGTGTACACGGAATACACCTGAAGAAGAGTTAGCAGGCTCTACTCTCACCTTGACGTGCTGTCCAGCAGGAACAATAATACTATCAGACATCTCCATAGCACCATCTGAGATACCAGTCATCTGCCAGTGTACTCCACGGTTCTTTCTAAGGTCTTCAGTATACTGTTCTCCTGAGTGATAAACTACAATCTCCATTGTGTTATCCTGAGCAGGATTAAGTGTAGTACCATCAGCACACCATCTGATGTAAACACGATACTTTCTATCAGTTTGTTTTCTTCTTCCATCATCAGACTCACCAGCTACAACTCCTGTAGTAGAGTCCATGTAGAGGTCTAAGTCATAACCATCTGTGATAGGGTGATAGAAGTCAGCAGAAGACACAGCAGAATTTCTAGCATAGTTTACTTGAACAGCACCTACATCACCCATCTTAGATAGGTATTCAGCCATACACTGAACCATATCCCACAATGCGCAGATGTTTTGGATGTAGTGGTTAAGTTGACAAGCCAGCTTCTTCATGAATGAACTGAAGAACTTAGGATTGTAGCATTTCTGACTCTCAGCCATACATGCAAACCGTCCTACACCCTTGTTATTTTCATCTACTAGTCGTTGACAATCTGCAACAGGAATTTCATCACAGTCACATTCATCATACCAACAGCGATCCTTAGGATTTTCACCATAACTAGTGAATGTAGCTTCATTCAGTCTAGTTGTTTTATCATCAATAGCCATTAGTCACCAATCTTTCCTTGTGCTTTCCACTTACCACCCTTACGAATACGTGATGGTGAGTAGTTTTCTTTACCAGTATCAGTAGCATAGATTTCAGCATTAGGTTTAGTATCCCAAAAGTTTTGGTTAGCTGTTCTTCTAATCTTCATCCACTGTCTTGTAGTGTTAAGAGACTTCCAAGCATTAGACTTTCTAATAGCCCACGGTCTAATCTTAGCATTTTCTGTGTAGTACACAGTAATGACATTGTTACCTTCAACCACAGTGTGAGTATAGGTAGTCTTCTCAGGGGCATAGTTAGTGATAGCAGGAGGATTGTAGTTCACCTTGCTACCAATAGTCTGATTACTTAGAGTTACATCACTACGTAGAGGTTGATTATTAGCCTTATTAAGATGCTTAACAATAACATTAGCAGTAGTTGGTATCCTCTCATATCTAAATGAGTAGTTACCATTACCAGTTACTCTAGGTACATTGATAGGGTTCTGACCTGGTACAAGCCTATAACCTTGGATGCTAGGAGGGTCTTGTCTAAAAGGATCTCCATGAGTCACAGGAGTGTAGCTTTGAGACTTAATCTCTCTTCCTGTGTCCTTATCAATATACTTAACAATCTGTCCATAGATAGGGTTATATCTAAAGGTAAGCTCCTTAGTTTGTCCTGAAGGTACTGTAACAGATTGAGTTCTATTGCCAGTAATCTTATAAGTAGCCCTATAGATCTCAGGAGCAGTATGTGATTGACTTGTATCACCAGGTACTTTCTTGGTCTCAGTGGTGAGTGTAGCTCCTGTAACATTATCTACATACTTGATTGCAAGTGTACCCTCTTTAGGTGCTTGAGGGATGTTAAGGATACTTGTATTAGGCACAGTCAAACTGAATGACACAGTAGCAGTTGTTGGACTGAATTGCCATTGGTCAATAGTAGTAGCTACATCTCCTCTTTGCTCATTTACCTTAGAAGAGATCCCAACATCATTAATATTAAGCTGTTTATTAATGGTTTCAGTCCAGCTATTCCCAAAAGCAGGGTCATAGGACTTATTAAAGATCATCCCTTGTGGAGTGTTAATTCCATAAGAAGCATTACCAAAACTACCATAAATTGTAAGTCCTGATGTCTTAGTGTAGGACACTGACTTGATAACAGCTCTTGTGTGTCTAGCTTTAACCTTAGTTCCTTCTACCACAAGGTCATAGTAGATACTCCCTTCAGTATTTACATGTCCTATAGTAATTTGACCTCCATCAGCAGAGGGAACAAGCATAGGGTTTTCAATCCTAAAACTGTTCCCACTAATGTAGGTCTTTGTACCACTGTCAGTAGAATAGATATTAAGGCTAAGGGCTTGCCTTACCTTAGTAATCTGTTCCTGATTAAGTGTAGCTTGATCTGCCATTAATTAATTCCTCCTGCAAGGTCATTCTCAGTCTTGCCATTGTTAGTTCTAATAAAGGCACTACCATCAACAGTTCCACCAAAGAGGTTAATGTTACCAGTAGCAATGTTTCTATCAGGTCTGAGACTTCCTTCAAAGATAGTATTTCCTGTCTGATTCCAAGCCCCTGTGTTCTTAAGGTTTTGAAGCAAAGCAGTGAAAGCACCTTTGAGTTGGTTATACTCATTCTTGAGATTATTAAAGTCATTTAACACAGTGGAGTTATCAGTAGCATTATCCTTAGGATTACCTACCCAATAACCAATATGACATCCCTTAATAAGTGAGATCTCACCAATCTCAACCTCAGAGTTAGGTTGATTCATAAGTCTACCTAGAAGTACTTTAGGTGTCACAGGAGAGTTATTAGAGATAAACCATGAGATCCAGTATTCTCTCAGCGTAGTATCTGCTGTGATTGGACTAGCTCCATCACCAGGATTTCCAATGTCCCCTTGAGAATTAACTACAAACTTAACACCTGAACCTTCATATAGATAGTTTAGGAATCTCACTGTACCTGATTTAGCCTTAGCTTTAAATCTCACAGTGTACCATCCAGTATCCATTGGTATGTCTACTCTTTGGTTGAAAGGATCAACAAATTGACTTCCACCTACACCTCTTATGTATGTGAAACCATTAACTTCGTGCTTGTTCATAGCAACTTGGGCATCAGCTAGGGTTCTAGTATTAGTTAAGTAGTTAGTTCTTCCTTCATACTGTGACCCTGAAGGCTCAATGAAGTCTTTATACTCTCTATCAGCCTTATAGACCATGATGTTTCTAAATCTGACAAACTCTCTATCACCTTGGTAGTTGTCAATTCTGAGTCTGATTGAGTTAGCATTTACTGTTCTATCAGTAAGTGTATGCTCACCTCTTAGCTCCATATCTCTTGTGAGAGACTGTCCTGTGACATAGGCTAAGTATTCACCATTTGTGCCTTTAGTCTCATCATATAGCTCTACAGTGATCCTAGCGTCTGAGGAGAACCTTTTAAATGGGCTATGGATTTTATCAATAGCTACTTTAATCTTATCCCCTACATTGTAACCAAGTTGCTTAAGAGACATACCATCTTTGAAATAGAATGGATGAGACACAGTATAGTTAGAGGCTATTTTCTCTCTTGTGATATAACCGTAACCACAATACTTGTTAAGAAGGTTCATTCCTCCTTGTCTATCATTGATGATGTCTTTCTCAGTTCCTAGAGGCTCTACAGTAACAGTCTTATCTGTCACAGCGGTTACCTTCCAGTAACCATACTCTAGCTCACCAGTTTCATGGTTAAGGTATTTGTCTCTTATGGTATCACCCACTTTGATAGTTTCATCATTGTAGATTGTTCCCTTATTAACAACTTGAGTTCCTTTACCTGGAATATCACCCTTAGCCACAAAGAAGTTAGCCCCTGACAGTTCAGGTATAGTTACTGTGTTTCCATTAGAAATTGATAAGTTTCTATTAGCCTCATTAAAGGATAAAGTCTGCTTATCATTATCAGGTTTGTTCTCTAACGCTGTGATCCTAGCCTTCAAAGAGGTATCATCATAAGGAGTAGTAGTTGGTACAACTTTTTGTGTTGTCTTATTATATACTGTTTTACTCATTTATAGCCTCCAATTTTGTATAAGCATTATCTCCTACTTGTTTATAGACTCTATAGCCAAAATTAGACATACCTATAAATACATTACTTAAAGTAAGTTTAGAGTAACCCTTTTCTACTCCATCTACTTGCACAGAAATGTGTGCTTCTTCTCTTGAGTCAATTTCATCAGGAGTGATGGTATGATTGTATTCTCTTACAAAGTCTCCATCACGTTCTTTATAGATAAGAGTCATATTAAGGTCGAACCTAAATTTGTTATCTGTATCTTTCCATACAGTACTTAGCTTAATCAATAAAGTTGTATTATTAGTTAGTGCGTAAGTTTGTTCATTATATAATTCATCAAACTTTCTGCCCACCTTTGCTATGTTGAACTGTGTTCCTGATCTAGTTAAAGTTTTACCTGTTCCACTATTCTTTTCATAAAGGACAAAATCAAACTCTAGAACACTTTCTATTAGGGGTTCTGTCATAGGTTTATTAGAGCTAGGGTACTTATAAGTATGGAAGACACTATCAATTGTACCTACTCTAAAAGGCTTAGTAGCTTCTACCAACTCATAACCCACAAAAGGGTACACAGTAGTGTCCTTATCCTTATACTTAACCTTTTCAAGTTCGTCCACCCTAGCTTTCAGTGCTGTATCATCATAAGCTAAGGCTACAGTGTCCTTATCCTCAAACTCAACTTCCTTGATAGTACCATCCACAAGGGTATAAGTAAGTTTTACTTTGTTACCATTTCTTGATACATTCACAGATGAGATGAAGTTATCTGTTTTACCTTCTAGAGCTTTTAGTCTATTAATCACAGCGGTATCATCATAAGTGACTCCACCACCTTGACCATTCACTTTAATCCATCTAGTTCTATCAGGAGAAAGAATAAACAGATCTCCATTAGGAAGAAGATACATGTGATCTCTATCACCCATAAACACATCAGGCAGTTTATCCACAGGGGCTACCCAAGTGTCCTCAGCAGGCATACACTGAGTGCACCATGTGTTAGGGTTTCCACTACAAGTTGTACATCCCATTAGTTAATACCTCCTGCCAAGTCATTTTCTGTTTTACCATTATTAGTACGGATGAAGAAGTCACTATCCACTGTGTTAGAAAACAAGTTAATATTACCTGTGGCAATATTTCTTCTAGGTACAAAGTCTCCTTCAAGACCTCCTTGCCAAGCTCCACTAGCTGTAAGGTTGTTAATGATTTTCATTAAAGCATTTTTAAGTCTAGTATTCTCAGCTCTAAGATCAGCATCATTATAAGCAGGAGAAGGTGTTGGAATAGTACCTGTAAATGAGATAACTCCATCATTTGAGATACTGATATCCTTCCCTGCCTTGTATGTCTTACCTCCTGAGCTATTATTCATCAACCAACATAGTTGTGAGGTGATGTTCTTATTGAAACACCACTGTGAATACATAGCTTTAGATGTTTGCTCAGGTAAGTCACAAAGAGTTGTATCCCTTAGCACAAGGGAATGAAGTTTAATTCTGTCATCATTTTGCTTTTTAAGAGATGCACAGGCGGTTGATCCTGGTACAATCTCTTCACATTGACAGTTAATACAATCTGACATAATTTCTCCTATTTATCATCAATAAAGCAGTCAAACTTACAATCCATTAAGTCACATCCTCCCTTAATCAAAGGAATTGTCTCTACTTTCTTCTCAGGTTTTGGAGGAATAGTAGGTCTTTGAGGAGGTTGCTCATTAAATGGTTTAGGTTTGGTAGCATTGTTCACAGGGGGTTGTTCAGTGAATGGAGGGAAAGGTTTTCTCACAATCTGCTCTCTTGTATATACATTTTGGTGTCTATCTCCTGGATTGCTACCTCTAACTTCCACTTTCAAATGAGTAAAGTTAGCAGGCAAGTTAGTGAATGTCTTATTCCACTTAATAGTTGATAGATGCCAGTTAGGCTCATAAGCAAGCTTTTGTGTATCTGCATGCTTAGCAAGTAGAATATCCTTTTGGGCTACTGAATAGTTGTTTCCTCCATCAGTAGAAGCATACACATCAAAGTACCAATCATAAGTACCACCATATTGAACATACCATCCTTGTAGTCTTCCTCCAACACCAGCCTCATAGGAGTATCCTAAGAGGTTTAATTGGATATCTACAATAGTACCTTCATTATTCTTAGAAGTGAACCCAATACCTTGACCATAACCATTTCTGTGAGCTTCACTGAGGTCAATACCTTGAACACTACCGTTAGGTGATCCACCCATAGCAACATCTAGAGGTGCACCATTACGTTGGAATGTACCCCAAGCTTCTTGCCACTTAGTAGCTCCTCCTTGTTGGTTGTTACCTGCTTCATACTCACGTTTTCTTCTCTCATAATCAGCTTTTCTAGCATTGTAAGAAGCAAGAGCAGAAGCATAGTTAGAGTTACTATTATTATATGCTTGTAAGGCTCTTTCATATTCAGCCCTTCTAGCATTATAACCATTTAGGCTAGCCTGATAATCAGACTCAAGTCTTCTCTTCTCAGCTTCCCAATTTGATTGGTCAGGAGATGGTTTACTAGCCTGATCTGAGTTGTACACACCAATAAATCTATTAACACTTTCAATTCTCTCAGCTAAACAGTGCTGTACTTCACAAACCTTTTGTGCTTTACGCTGTAAGCACTTCATACGTTTAATTATATCACAGATGATCTCAATAATGTTCTTGATATTACACCATATTCTGAAGAAACCATGTGCTGTATTTTCTTTTACTTTACACTCTTCTCCATTGGCAATAGCATCACCAGCCAACTTCACAGAGTCGGCTAGGG